GCAGATATAAGAAAAAATCACTCTGGTGAATTAGCGTCTAAACTATCAATCGCATTAAAAGAATTATCACGTCTAGGTATCAAAGGCGTATTACAAGGTGACTTTCTATTCTCACAATCAGATTTAAAGAAGATTAATTTAGATGGTGACGATATGATTTCATTTACACCAAATACAATTACATATGCTGTTCCTGTAAACTCATCAATTGGTAGACAGATTAGTAGAGCAAGAATGGGTATTGTCTTTCACACAAAATATACTGGTAAAACTTTAGATAGTATGACTGCTGGTTTTGGTACAGTAAGAGGTAGAGCGACTAATGTATTTCTAGCAAGTGCTGGTTATAGAGACGTGTCTGGTTCTGCCAAACTAACTAGAAGTGAACTAGCACAATTCAACGCAAAATTAAGAATGGCTGAAGGCTCATTATCAAAGGCAGCACCTTTATTAGATAAGATGAGCGAAACATCTGCTGATGGTTTAGGTGTAGGTTTTAGATTAAAAACTTTCTTTAATCATTACATAAGAAACACACAAGGTCATATGGCCAAAGTTAGAAATTTAGTTGATATGTTTAGAGAGTATTATATTAATATTGTACAAGCAGAAATAGACGCTAGAAAAACAGAAGCTGGTAAACAAAAGTACAAAGATATACTAGCAACTAATACAAAATTTATAGATAGAAATAAGAACGCATTGGTAATGGCTATCGCATCTCATGTCACATTACAGAATGCAAAGAACTTTCTCATTAACAAAATGAGTGAGATACAAAGTGTGGGACATTTTTTAAGAACATCTACTGGTTATAGAGTAACAAGTCCAGAGGGTTATGTGGCAGTAGATAAAGTAGCAGGCGCAGTTAAGTTAGTAGATAGATTAGAATTTAGTAGAGCTAACTTTACAATGCCAAAAGGATGGAGTAACTAATGCCAAAAACATTTAAACAATTTGAAGAATACGACAAGGCTTGTGACGAAGTAATATTTGAACACGAAAGTGAGCCTTTACAAGAAGCAGAATACCAAGGAAAAAAAGTAAAACTAAATGACCCAATTAGAGGTGGCTCTAAAAAGTTTTATGTGTATGTAAAAGATGGCGACAAAGTAAAGAAAGTATCATTTGGTGATACGACTGGATTGTCAATTAAGAGAGACGATCCAGCAAGAAGAAAGTCATTTAGAGCTAGACATAATTGTGATAATCCAGGACCAAAAACAAAAGCAAGATATTGGTCTTGTTATCAATGGAGAGCTGGAGCAAAAGTAAATAACTAATGAAAAAACTAAATCAAATATTGCGAGAGGGTGTTTACGACCCAGGTATATTTAAAGCCTTTTTCTTGGCTGGTGGACCTGGTAGTGGTAAAACATTTATAACTAGATCAGCCTTTGGTGGTACTGGTTTAAAGTTAGTAAACTCTGACGCAGCATTTGAGAGAGGTTTAAAAAAGGCTGGTCTATCTTTAAAGATGCCTGACCAAGAAGAATACTTTAGAAATATAGTTAGAGCAAAAGCAAAGATGACTACTGCCACACAATTAGATACTTACATGCAAGGTAGATTAGGTTTAGTTATAGACGCTACTGGTAGAGACTTAAATGTAATTAATACACAAAAAAGATTACTAGATCAAATAGGTTATGATAGTTATATGATCTTTGTTAATACAAGTTTAGAAGTGGCATTAGAAAGAAATCAAAATAGACCTAGATCAATACCAGAATATATTGTAACTAATAGTTGGAATGGTGTACAAAGAAACATAGGACAGTTTCAAAGAATTTTTAGTCCAAATAGAATGTTAATTGTTGATAATAATAGAAGTGAAAAAGAACTAGTAACACTAACACTTAACACAGCTGCGAAGTTTATTAGAGGTCAATTAAGAGCAACACCTCAAAACTTAACAGCGAAACAATGGATAGCTAACGAATTACAAGCTAAAAAAAGAATATGAGTTTTAAAGATTACTTATTTAAATATCTAAAAGATAAACCAAGTGTATTAAAAGATAGTATCATTGATATACCTAGACAAAGATATGCGCCTGGTGTATTTGATGATGCTGATACAGACAATCCAAAACTAAAAAAAGTAGTTGTGGATATGATACTAGATCAAATAGATAGCTTCCAAGAAAAATATCCTGTTAAAAAATATTCTTTGATTGGCTCTATACTTACAAAAAAATATAGAGACGATGCTGATTTAGACATCAATGTTTTATTTGATGTACCAGAAGAAGATAGAGAGACAGCTAGAAAAGAACTAGCGTCTAGTTTAAGAGATATAAATGGTAAACTTGTACCAGGTACAAAACACCCTGTAAACTATTATGTAATCACAGACCCAGAGCTAAAGAAAAAGAATGATGCTATGGCAGATGGTGTATTTGATATTGATGAGAATGAGTTTATAAGAAAGCCTACAGAAGATACTTTTGATCCTGAAAAGTATGAGGCAGACTTTCAAAAGAAAGTACAAGAAATAGATGTAGTCAAAGGTGAACTAGCAAGAGATATTATAGATTACGAAGAACTAAAAGATTTAAGTACAGATGATGTACTAAACCTACAAGACAAAATTAATAGTAAATTAGACGAGATAGAAGACAGTATAGAGGTATTAGTAGATATAGGTGATGATGTAGTCAAACAAAGACAAAGCGCTTATAATGACGATATGACACCAGATGAAATTAGACAGTTTGGTAAGAAACACAAACTACCTAAAAATATTATTTACAAGTACCTAGAAAAATATCACTACTTAAAATTCTATAAGAAATGTAAAGAAGTTTTAGAAGATGGTAAAGTAACAGATGATGAGATTGATAGTTTAAAAACTGAAGCAGTTAATACTATCGCATTTGCTTTTGGTAGATTTAATCCACCAACTATTGGTCATTTAAAACTAATGGACAAAGTTAAATCACAAAGTAATAATTACAAAATTTATTTAAGTAGAAGTGAAGACCCTAAAAAGAATCCACTATCACCTAGAGAAAAATTATCTTTTATGAAAAAGATTTTTCCACAACATGCTAGAAACATAGAGATCAATCCATCAAACAATGTATTAGATATATTAGTTAGATTAAATGGTAAGTTTAATAATATTGTAATGGTCGCTGGTAGTGATAGAATTAGAGAGTTTGATACTTTACTAAAAAGATATAATGATGTCAAGTCAAGGCATGGTTATTATAAGTTTGATAATATAAAAGTAGTATCTGCTGGTGAGCGTGATCCAGATGCTGAAGGCGCAACTGGTATGAGTGCTAGTAAGATGAGAGCTGCTGCTGAAAAAGGTGACATAACTTCATTTAAAAAAGGATTACCAAATACATTTAGAGATGCTGATGGTCTTATGAAACAAGTAAGACGAGGTATGAAACTTGCCGCTAGTTATTCAATGATGGGTGGACCTGGTTTAGGGACTTACAGACCTGTCGCTAGTATGGAAGGATTTGAACAAGAACAAGTAAGAGATTTATATGTTAGAGATATGATCTATAACATAAATGACAAAGTAGATTATATCAAAGAAGATATACAAGGTACAGTAAAAAGACGAGGTACTAATTATATTGTCATAGAAGATAACAATAACAATTTACACAAAGCATGGATATGGGATTGTTTACCCATAGCATCGGATAGAGGAATAGAAGTGAGAGAATACAATACAGATGTTGATTATGGCTTTACGGCCGTAGATACAATAGAAGAAGATAAAACACCACAGGATAAAGATGTCAAAAAGAAAGACGGAACACAACCTAAAAAATACTACTCTGGTTTATCAAAAGATACAAAAGATAAAAGAGCAGATTACTTCAAAAACAACGATAGTAATAAACCAGCGCCAGGTGACGCAGATGCTAAGACAAAAACATCTAAACATACTAAAAAGTTTAGACAAATGTATGGCGAAACAAAGAAAGAATTGAAAGACGCTTGTTGGGTAGGTTATAAACAAGTGGGTATGAAGAAAAAAGGTAATAGACAAGTACCAAACTGTGTTCCAGAAAGTATGAGTATCGAAGACGCACAAAAAGTAGAAGGTTTCGTATTAGAATCTTACGATATAGGACACGATTACGCAGCTCATGCATCAAAAACTACTCCAGGTGAACCTAGTTATGACCCTAAACATCAAGGTGATAGTTACAAACCTAGTGATTCAAAGACTAATAACAAGAGAGTTGTACAAAATTTCAGTAAATTTAAGATAGATAGCGAGAGTAATCCAGTAAAAGAAAAAGATGTAAAAGAATGGGCAATGTCGGATGCTACATTAGATAAATATAAGGAAAGATACAAAGAATTATGGCGAGAAAAACTAGACGAAGTGGTAAAAAGAATGATGGACAAGATTTAGAAATGGAAAAATTTATGAAAGATTTGTCAGAAAATACGCCTAACGAAGATCAATTTGGAGAGGAAGAAGATGAGTAAATCATTTAAACAGTTTAAGAAAGGCGACTATGGATTAATAGAAGCCAAGGCGAGTGAGACTCACCTTCAATATTTAAGAGCTAAAACACATAGAAACGATCATTTTGAAGCTAGAAGATATATCGCTGATAAAATATTAGGCGACAAGAAATTAGCTGATGCTTATTCATCACTAGAAAAAATACACAAAGATTTTGCTAGTGTAATAGGTAATGACGCAATAACAATTAGACAAAGATTAGAATTAACTTTAAAAAACCAATTAAAAAGAAAAGTAATTAATTGGGATAATGTTTGGAGTACACTATAATGACATACAGAAAATCAATGTCAGATGCTATTAGAGAAGTACAAGAGGCAACAATTAAACCATATGTTTCAATGTCAATGAGTGGTCAATACAATGTATTAGACAAAGATGGTAAAGTTGCTTATTCAACTAGAGATAAAACATTAGCATACGATTATTTTAAAAAGAACTTTGACAAATTAAAAGAAGATGGAGACCATGAGGTTTCTATGGCAATTGGTCAATTAAAAACAATTTCACAATACGCTGAAAAAATGCAGACTATTTTACAATCAAAAGGTAACGATTACGATATAGAAGCTTGGGTACAATCTAAAATAACTTCTGCTGAAGATTATATGAATAGTGTTGCTCACTATATGGAAAACGATCCAAGTGTAAATGAAGAAGTAAACGAAGTATCTGATATAAAAAAATTAGCTGTACTAAAAAGAAAAATTAAACAATACAAAGACAAAGTATTTAAGAAAACTATGTCAACTATCAAGTCACCACTATTCGCTGGTTATGAAGAAGTGGAAGAGGGTAGAATGAAAGACATATTTACAGCTGACCAAGAAGGTAAAAGTGCTGAAGAAATTGCTAAAATTATGAAACTACCTTTAAAAACAGTTAAAGGTATTTTAGGTGAAGAAGTATTTGAAGAAATTTCAGAATTTACTTCTGATATGATTAAGAGATTACAAAAATCATATAGTACAATGCCAAAAACAATTTCACCAGAACAAGCTAAAGCTCTTTCAAAACATTTAGATAGACTTGACTTGGCTTCTTTAAAACAATTAACTAAAGCAAAAATACCATTTGTTACTACACTTGCTAGAAACAAAGTTTATAAAAAAACAGGTAAGTTTGAAGAAATACAAGAAGCAGATATAAATGTTGACAATGTTAAAAAAGATGATAGCGAAAAAGAAAAAGAACTAAAGATTAAATTAGATAAAGAAAAAGACCAAGACGCATTAGAGAAACAACTAATTGCTGCTCAAGGTCAAATCAATATTCTAAAACAAAAATTAGAAAACGAAAAAAATAAAGCTATTAAACCTGAGCCAAATCCAAAAACTGGCGAAGTGCCATTAACAGTTGGTGTAGCTTATAAACACTTCAAAAACGAAAAAGAAAAAGAAAAAGAAGAAGTAAGCGAAAAGACTATGAGCGATAGAGATAAAAGAATACAAAGAGCTAAAGATATGATTAAGTATTATGATGCTCAAAAGAAAGCCGCTCTAAAAGGTAAGAATAAAGATTTAGCAAAGAAGATGTTAAAGAATGATATTGAAGAAACTGTTTCAATTAAAGCTTATAAGAATGCTGTTGATCCTTCTAAAAAAGGTTTAATGATTTCTAAATCTGGTGGTATGAGTGGTACTATTATGATTAAAGATAAGAAAGAATTAAAAGATTTAGAAACTAAACTAGCACAAGCAAAAAGATTATACAATATAAAAGAAATGAAAAAAGATGACGCTTACGCTATCGGTATGGCACAGGCTAAAAAATCTATGAATGATGAGCCACCTTTAGAAAAGAAGACTATCAAAAAAGGACATGAAATTGCTAAAAA